ATGAACAGCAACGAAATATATGTACACGCATACTCACTATTTGGACTAGTGATTGAAATAAGTGAAGTTAATGGTATATACAAAAAGAATGCATATTATAGAAATGGAAATCTATTATGTATTGGAATTGTGAAAAATGAAGGTAATGAAGAGTATCATTATGATGTGAGTAATTGTTCACAATGGTACTTTCCAGTAAATGGAAAGTGGTTTACTTCTGAATGTGTATACAGCCCAACTGACCATTTGAGTTATTATGCTATTGAATGTCTTTTGGAAGACTTCAAAGACAAACCAGAAGATTATTATGAAACTGATGAACCATATTTAAAGGCTGATGTTGTTCATATTGAAGCATTGGAATTATATGATGATGACAATCAAAGACACTATGAGTTGAACAAATTTGATCATATTGTCTATGTCAGTTACAAAATAGTACAACCAAACGACTATGATAAATTATGTTTGCGTTTATTGTCAAATATGCTGTAGAAGTGATTTGTACGTATAATATAGCATTTGTGTCCTATAATCGAGATATCACCGTAAATACATAATCAATCAGACGGGGATAGTTTATGCTTTATAACATTATTGGGACAATCTTATACATGGTGATACAATTTCCTGTGTATAGTACTTCATCTTGCTTTCATGGTGCTTGTACTTCTAGCGTGGCCTCTAAAAGTACCATTCATTAAGAACAGAATTGAAAAGTATATAAGTACAACAAACTCAGGGCCTGATAAATAAAATAAATTATCGAAAAAATGAAACGCTTTCATTTTCCTGGATACAATATAGGTACTGGGAACGCATTCATATCCAAAACATAGATTTTCAAACATAACTAATTGGGAGTTAAAACAAAAGATAAATAACATTAGTAAAGACGCATTATAATACTTCTCCAAAAGATATTTTAATTCCCCTTCATTTGGGACTTTTTTTACAGAGACAAATCAAATAAATGTATAGCAATAATAAGGAATAGTAATGGAAAAGAAAAAAGATAAACAAGTAAACGTACGGCTAAGTGAAGAACATATAAAGTACTTAGATACTATTGTACAAAGTGGTAAGGCAAAATCAATTAGTGGTGCGATGGTCTATCTAATCAATAAGGAAACAATCCTAAGTAATAAAAACGTTTGATACTATCGTAAAAAGTATTATTACTGTACTGGCATGGAATGCACAGTACACCCTATATCATGGAAGAAGAAATGGCAGTATGGAAAAAAACACAATATGAAAATTATGAAGTAAGTAATGAAGGTGAAGTACGTAATACTAAGACTGGAAATTATCTAACTAAAAGTAGAAGTAAAAGTAATAATTACTATAAAGTTACTCTAACAGTATATGTAAATGGCAAATCTAATCCATTCCCAATTGAGATACATCGTTTAGTAGCCCAGACATTTGTACCTAAACCACAAACAAATGAAAGATTAGTTGTAGATCATATTGATGATGATAAACATAATAATAATCTTTCCAATTTACAGTGGTTAACACATAACGAAAATATTCTCAAAGCTAAACGTAATAAAGTACAAAATCCTAAGCTAACACAAGTACAGAAAGATGAAATAGTACATCTATATAGTACTGGTATGTCATGTATCAATATCACTATCTATATGAATGAAAAGTACGGTAGAAGTTCACAGAGACAGACATACACCAAGATAGCAAAAGGAAAATAAAAAAAGCCCTTAGTACAGGAATACTAAGGGCAATTAATTAGTACATCATTTTATAAGGGTATTTATTATGGCAAACACTGAAAAAGTACATGACAACCGCATAGTACAAAAAGAACTAAAAACGATCAAATTCAAAGAGTTATCATTAGAAGCAAAAGATGCTATTAACAGTGCGATACAGGGATGTAAATCACTTGGTCGCAATAAAGTAGATTCAGAAGAAATTTATGAGGTAGTACAAAAATGTGAGTATCTAACGAAAGCACAAACTTTGTATGTAATCAATTTAAAGCGTAGTACTGGTGTGATTACGAAGAATCAACTAAGAGGGGTATCACAGGAAGATAAGTATAAGACCGTATCTAAACGAGTTTCAGAGGCATTAGAGCTACTCATTGTGCAGGGTATCCCACTAAAGAATTCAATGAAGCGTACAGTAAGTAAGGTACAAGGTAAGCAACTGGAAGAGAAGCAACAGAAAGAGTTAGTGGATAAGGTGAACGCGGGTGTACCGATCAATGATCTTATCAAGTATCTGTCTGGTTTACTCTAAATTAATTAGCCCCCCTATTAGCCCAGACATATGGGCTAATTATGGGCTAATGGTGAATCAATGTATGGGCTAATGAACCACATATAGTGTTTAAACCCTTGATATATAATGATATATTTATTTTCTGTATGTGTTATTCCCATTAGCCCCCTTAATATAATATATTCTTTTATTCTATTGTGTCTTAATAAGAAAGGAAGAAATAACTAAGTAATTCTCTAAGTCTCGTAAACGAGCCTTTAAAAATTATCAGGTATTACCCCTTAACTTTGCGTTTTTCTCGCAGTACTCGAAACAACGCAAGGCGTTATGGCTCGCTCTGCTCAAACAAGAACAGTACTGACAAAAGAATTATTCAAAGTGATTTGGTAAGTATTCGTGAGTCACCACCGAGTCACCCCGCAAGCAGTCCGCCGAAATAGATCTAGCCAAGTAGCCCACCTCAAACATACAAAGGGACGAAAACCTTAACACGATTAGGGGGCTTTACAATTTATCTCTTACTAATAAAGCAGAGGGAACAAACTCTTAATACTGACATTCATTAACACACCGAAGTCAGCAAATCGGGTGTCAATGTTTGATACATAGCGTAAAGTGAAGACATAACTTATCAGTGAAATGACTAAGATAACGAAGAAATAGAAAAGTTGTTTACTGACAATTCTTAGGTTTTTAACTATCTTAGTGGTATAACTGATATTAATAATCGGTTTGATTGCATACTGTGTTAGTTCATATTCTATATTCATTTTATCTTTGCTGGTAATGGAAAGTCCGATAAGGAAACCAGATAATAGGATTAATGAATAAACAACAGTTCCTATTATTATTGTGTTTTTGAAATTGTCTGTTAGTAGTAGTATTGATAATTCAAATAATAATACCCAACAAGTGAAGGCGATCCAAATGAACATTGAATTGAGTTTTGAGAGTGAGAATCTACTATTCCCAATTCCAAGGTGTGTACGGTATAGACTACCAGAGAATATAGGTTCAAGCATTACTATATGTAGCTCCCAGTTACGACACCATAAGTGACTTACTTTTAGCATCGATATAGATATCTTAGATACAATAATTCCAACAATCGAAAATAGTAGAATGATAAAGATGAATAATTCTTTTTTAGTAGGATCTGCTGTAAGGTATAAACTAAGAACAGCACCAGTGGCAACAATTAAACCTAGAATGAGTGTCCATAGATGTGTAGTCCTTTTCCAATGGAGGTCAATCTCAAACTGGGCTTTCTCATGTGCTTTGTCGTATGCCTCTTTTAATAATGGAATATCACTGTCTACTAGGGCATTTCTGCCGTTAAGCCGACTACCTAGTAAAGACTTAAAATATGTTTTGTTTTGAGAGAAATGGTCCTGAATGAAAGCATTTTCATACTCACATCGTTGGTTCGTAACAGGAGGGTTTGTTAGTACATTAGGTGTCTGCAAATTACGATTTCTTCTTGTATTGTTGAAGATACTCATAGCATTCCTTCTATGGGAAGTTGTTCAGATAGCTATTAAATATTATGGTTAGTAATTTTTTAAGAATTGATGTTGACAGGAAGATTAAGAGATATTACTCAAGCTCCATTATGTCATTTTCTCTCTTAGTGACCGATTTCCCTATTTCCCTGAATGCAAGCCAAATTATGATTGAGATTAAAAGTTGTATCCACATTGCATGATCATTAGTAATCTGAGGTGGAATGATGGCGGAAAATATTGCGGAGCAAAGCCAAAGGATCAAAAGTGCATAATTAAATATTTTCACACTTCTACTTATTGATGCATTTTTTTTGTTTTTATACTTAAACTGGATCGCATATAAATGACCAGACACAAAAGGCTCAAGAGCATAGATATGGTACTCCCAAACCTTCTGCCAGTGCTTGCCTGCATCAATGATAAAGCTGGTAAAAATTGTTACAATGCCACCAACAAGTGAAAGGAATGATAATGAAGCAAACATAATATACGGTACTTCTCCGCCTTTGGATTCAATAATCTTATAAATTAACGCCCCCCAACCTGCAAATAGTAATGCAGTGATAGCCCAAAGGTAGTTTAGTCTTTGCCAATATAAACCTATTTCAAATTCACGTATTCTATGGGATATTTCGAAGGATTTTTCTATTTTGTTTCTATCATCTTCTGTGACATTAATAGTTTGGTCGCGAAAATCCTTGGCTAGTAACTTATTAAAGTAATCAATGTTATTGATGAAATGATCAACCAATTCAGAAGATAAGTTGTAATTTCTTGATTGTGCGGTCATTTACTATCCTCATTAATATAAACTATGGTTATAGTGAACGCAAAGGATGATACTTATAATTTATTTGAAATGCTAATTTCATCATACAGTTTATTCATTAGTGTATTGAAGTGTGACCAGACTTTAGAGGGTAAATCAGAACAATGGCAAAGGAAAATTTCTTCATTTTCAAAACCTGATAATGATAAATCATAATAATGAGATTCTAGTTCATTTAAATCATTAATAGAGTTAGTTAAATTCCATATTAGCGATTTAATGTTATCGTCAAGATAAATAACATAATCTAAAAGAAATTGGCTTATCTGTTCTTTTATCTCAGGGCATTTTTGTATAATCATTCGTTCTAGTTGCTGATCGTCATTAATGAAATCATAATTTCTAGGGAGGTTTAGAGAGTTAAAATAAATCATTAAAGGTTTGATTAACGTCCGTTTATCTTTTAATTCCTCTTCTACTAGTTTGAATGTTAATTGTTTCTTCAGTTTATAATTATCATTCTTCTGTGTGATTTTTTGACTAACCAGTGAGAATATTCCAGTAAGGATCACACCACTTAAAGTAGCACCTACGGTAATAAGTTGTGTAACAGTATTGGCTTCCATTGATAGAACTCTATTAATCATAAGTGGTTACATACAATATCATCGTGAGAACAAACAGTACATACTCAAATCATCACATCACATCACATCACATCACATCACAAGATTAGGTAGGTGAGAGGAGCATATTAAAATGGCAATTCTATCAGGGTGAAGAACATCATGCATAATGCATCACGTAGTGGGATATGTGGATGCTACAAGGTAGGCCGCTTCAACAGGTGGTAAACTCTCTATGTACATCAACGCTACGAGCAGGAAAGGAATCATAAGTACTTTGCACTGAACGTCACAGAGTACGGAAATGGCAAAGCACAGTTAACACAACTGAAGTTATCACGTACAATATCATATTCATACCTCGTTCCTTTTGGGTAGGTTTGTTGATGGTTGGAACGGGGTATGAAACCTACAATAAAGTTATTGCTCCAACTGCCGATAATATCCGTGTATGTCACATTGATAATCATGGATGCTTATATGAAAACCAGTACTAAACTAATCTGGGGCTTTGTAATCGTAGCAACGTATTTCCATTTCAAAGATGGAACGCCGACAAATGCCGTTGCAGAAACTGAATCAGTAAAACTAACAGACCAAGAAAAGCAGGATGCTCAAGACTTTGCACAAGCACTAATCCAGCGTGATTATACGTGTAATGAAGTAACAGCATTCAGCAATGCTAACTTCTCTGGATATGTAGAGATAGGCTGTGATGATCGCCAATTATTCAAAGTAAGTAAAAATGCATCTGGTAGATGGATTGTTGAACCACAGTAGTAATCCTAAAAAAGCCCTATATACTTTTCCTATAGGGCTTTTGTGTTACTATCTACAGCACATGTACATAACAAATGATAGTAAAATGAAAATTACTGTAGATAATATCTCTGAAATGTTCGAAGGAACGAAAGAACTTTTAATTGGTGGTTTAATAACTGCAATCACTGGTGCAATTATTATTGTTAATGTTAGTGAAGTAGTATCCGCTAAAATTCCATTAATGATAATAGCAATATTTCTTTTTACGGTTGTACCGGGTTTCTTTGCGATGTTGTTTTCACCACTAACTAAGATAACTGCAAAGTTATTCGATATTAAAAGTAGCACTGCGATATGCCGTGTATTATCGGGCATATACTTTATACTGTACTGGTATGTACCTTTAATCATAGTTAACATGATTATCACAAGTATCATGTACATGGGTAGTGGCGATGGTGGATTAAGAGCATGTTTTGCAATAGGGTGTTTTATCATTGCCGTAGTACAAACAAGAAAGTTTTTCAGATTACTTACTGCATAATATGTGCTAATGATGGGGTATAAGATGAGATGTTTTATGATTGCAGTACTATTACCGTTCACATCATATGCATCAATACCCGACTTCCAATGTTGGGATATACATAATGATGCTTTCAGTACTGATGGTAGCATATACGCAACTCGTTATACTGATAAGATGCCACCACCATATGGTTCATATCATTATGAAACAGCACCAAATGAGCAGTACTATAAAGAGATTGTAATAACCAATGAAAGATTTGGTGATGGATATTATTATGGTACATCATACATGAATAAAGAAGGTACATTGTATGACGATATAAAATGTAAACCTCTCTAAAGTAAGCCCACAAACACGTGGGCTTTTTTACGTCCTAAATACTCCTATACGCACATAGGAGGCTCGCATGATCACTTACCTACATTATCCCCGCGGCACTCTCGTAATCGCACCTGATGGCTCTCAGAGCGGTTATGAACCCACACGTCAAGATATCCCCAATACCGTACACCTACGCCTACCTGCACCTTACTACATCGATATCTTCATTGATTCATATTGCACAGTACTAAGACATAAATACATACATGTTAACCACACATTGCAGTACGCAAGACTAGGAACGAAGCGATATCCAATCAACTATGCAGGGTACGAAGCAAACACTATTCAGTACTTGAACGCATTAGGGGATGAACTAGAACTATGCGGCTCATTATTGGGCGAACATATCCCCTACAGAGTCAGCATTTTTATGCAGTAAAGTGCATGGCTAATCGTTGTGGCATAGGGTGAGAGCTAAAGTATCATTTCCAGATAATCACATAACTCATTGATTATAAAATAAGAAGGTACTCCCAAGGGGGGCAATCAAAGCGAGTTTTCGCCCACGCATTGATTTAAATATAAATGCAAAATTAAAGCATATCCGAACCGATGATGAATAATGCTTGCATAAATAATGCATAAAAAGGAATAGAACAAATGAAACATATTAGCATGAACGCACTTGCAAAACAGCACGGCTACGACGAATCCACAGTACGCCAATGGCGTGATAAAGGTATGCCTTATGGTGAAGGTATTGAAGAATCACAAACACGTGAATGGATTGTTGATAATATAATTAAACCATTACGCGATACCGATACAAAAGAACAAATAGAACTTGAACGTCTCAAAAAACTAAAGGCCGAAGCAAGCCTATCAGAATTAGAATTAATGGAAAAAGAAAACCAGGTAGTAAATTGTGAGTACGTAGAACAAGTGCTAACAGCCTATCTATTCCAGATTAAAACAACAATTAAAAGTATCCCCAATAAGATCTATCTAGAACTATTTGCAATGGACGATGCAAAAGACCTACGCGACAAACTAAAAGAAGTTATAGATACACATCTTTATTCACTGGGTGAAATGGAATTTGAACTACCAGAGGATGGAGAAATATTAGATCATGAACCAGAACCAGAAGAAACTAACGACACTTCTACAGAAAGTACTACCGACGATCAAGCCACCGAAGATACAGAAAACGAGTGAGTGGATCAAAGCTGGTGGAGTAATGAAATTAATTGATGGGCCGGGTATGGGTTTAGATTTCGTACCTTTCGCTTTTCAATGTGAACCAATGGATATTGCACAAGCACGTAGTACTAAAAAGATTGTAATCCAAGCATGTAGTCAATTATTAAAAACACAAGTTATGACGGCAATAGCCATGAACAAAATGGCTAATGATCCGGCTAATTTTGCATTTGCCAGTAGTTCAGCAGACGAGATTAAAAAATTCAGACTTGGTAAGTTCATGCCAGTAGTAGATTCTTCACCAGTACTATCACCCCTTGTAACAGACAAGAGCGATAAGAACGCCGCGAACAATGCGAAGCAAACAGAATTAAAGAACGGCACATTCATTTACTGGCTTAATCTTAATACACCAGGAAACCTACGTGGTATTACATGTTCAACAGTACTACTTGATGAGGTATCAAACGTAGATATTGGTGAAGAAGGGAACCCAATTAAACTAGCAGAAGCCCGTACTTCTACATTTGGTGATGATGCATTGATAGTAGTTGCCAGTACTCCACTATTCAAAAATGATTTAATCAATAGTGAATTCAATCTTAGTGATAAAAGATACTGGTTCGTTAAACATGAATGTGGTCATGAATATAAATTTGAATGGGATCAAGTTAAATTTGAATTCAAGCAACTTGAAAATGGTCGTGCAATTCCAGATTCAAATAGTAGTAAATTGATTTGTCCAGGGTGTGGAAAAGAAATAGACGAACACACACGCCACCAAATGGTAAACAAAGGCCGATGGATTGCTACTAATCCAGATGGTGAAAAAGGTGTAGTAGGTTATCAGATTAGCCGTATGTATTCGCCACTTGGAACTATCGAAGATATGGTTTCAAGGTATGCCGACGCTCTTTATTCGTTTAATCTCCAAACGTTCTATAACAACGAACTAGGGGAAGTATACGAAGACGAATATGAAAAAGAACTTGATATTATCCAACTTGAACAAACACGTGATGATTCATTTAACCTACATAATATTCCAGAACAGGCATTAGCAACCGTAATATCTGTAGATCAGCAACTCGATAGGCTAGAGGCGTCGGTGATTGCCTTTGATGAAAAGAACGTATGGGTACTTTGTCATGAATTCTTTTACTCTCATGATTGTACGAAACTAGAAGCCGCAGCATGGAATGAATTAGATAAATTCTGTAGACAGGATTTTAAAACCCCACAGGGGCGTACTGTACCTATGTAAGTATCCCGGCAAAACGAACCATTCACTTTTAGAGATCTTCCGACATACTGATTATGTCCCCTGAGGAGATCGCTATGCGTAAGATCCGATTCACTGAACACCAGATCATCGCCGTATTGAAGTCCGTCGAAGCCGGACGTACCGTCAAGGATGTGTGCCGTGAGGCCGCTATTTCGGAAGCCAGTTATTACAACTGGAAGGCAAAATATGGCGGGATGGAAGCGGCCGATATTAAAAAAATCAAAGACCTTGAGGATGAGAATCGACGTCTGAAACAGATGTTTGCTGATCTCAGCCTTGAGTGCCGGGCACTGAAAGACATCATCGAAAAAAAGCTTTAAAACCAGCGATAAAGCGTGAACTCGTCAGCTATCTGACGGCACAATTTGCCATGAGTTTACGCCAGGCCTGCAGGACGTTATCGCTGAGCAGGACGGTCTATTTTTACCAGCCCGATACCCGACGTGATGAACCGGTGATCTGTGCGCTGACTGAACTGGCAGAACGCTATCCGCGCTACGGTTTTAAGAAGTTGTTCCAGCTGCTGCGCAGGCAGGGCAATACCTGGAACCATAAACGTGTTCACCGGATTTACTGCCTGCTGAAACTGAATTTTCGTCGCAAGGGAAAACAGCGGCTGCCAGTGCGTAATCCAGCACCACTGGCGACACCGCAAGCATTAAACCAGAGCTGGTCCATCGATTTTATGCACGACGCCCTGGTCTGCGGCAGACGCTTCCGGACCTTCAATGTGGTGGATGATTTTAACCGCGAAGCACTGGCGATAGAAATCGACCTGAATATCCCGGCTCAGCGAGTCATCCGGGTGCTGGACAGGATCGCGGCAAACCGCGGCTACCCGCTGAAGATGCGGATGGACAACGGGCCAGAGCTGGTCTCACTGGCGCTGGCACAATGGGCCGAAGAACATGGCGTGCAGCTCGAATTTATCAAACCGGGTAAGCCGACGCAAAATGCGTTTATCGAACGGTTTAACCGGACGTACCGGACAGAAATCCTGGATTTTTACCTGTTCAGAACACTGAATGAAGCACGGGAAATCACCGGACGCTGGCTGATGGAATATAACAACGAGCGACCTCACGAATCCCTGAACAACCTGACGCCGGAAGAGTACCGGCTGATGGCTGAAAAACCGGAATTCTCAAAAAGTGTGTGGAACTAAAGCTGGGATACTTACAGTAACAATGGTGAAGAATCAGTATTTTCTGTAGTTGCGGATCGTTTCAGTCTTATTAGTTCGAAAGATGCACCAGGTGAAGATAGACAATATCCATTTGTTGTTGATGCAGTTTCCGGTACTACTTATCTAACATCGGCAATGATCCGTAATGCGAGTATTGGTGGTGCACAAATTGAAAATGCATCAATCAGATCGGCAAATATTGCAGATGGCACAATTGAAACAGCTAAGATTGCAGATGGTGCAATTACTAATGCCAAGATTGGAAACACAATTCAAAGTACTGATTACGTAGCTGGCACTTCAGGTTGGCAAATTGATAAAAGCGGTACATTTAATATTAATGGTGGTAGTTCAGAAGGACGAATGGTTATTGAAAATGATCGTATTTCTGTATACGACTCAAACAACGTACTACGTGTACGTATGGGAAGATTATAATGGCATATGGTACACAAATTAACATTAACGGTTCTAACATGGTTTCAATGATAGAACCGGCAGTTTTTATAGATATGATTTTAACAGCTAGTGGGAGTCGTACATACGACGTTCCAGAGGGCTATACTCTTCAATATCTATCTGGGGTAAATGCATTCAATAAGCAGCCGACCGTAACGATTAGTGGTAATAAATTAACGTGGTCTGGTGGTTCGACCGTTGCATTTATATTTGTTTTTATTGGGAGGTGATTATGGCTTTTGGATGTGAGATTTTAAGAAGTGATGGTACGTACTGGTTAACTCCAGATCAAACACCGCTTAATATGGTTAGACGTGATGATGTTTCATACCCTAATTCACCAGATAACATTAGGTATTATGATACGGGTGTACCTACTAGCCGTCCGTGTTGTATTTTCATGCGTGTTATTAGTGGTGCTTCAGTTAATGGTAGTAGTCAAAATACAGCAGGTTTCCAGATTCAAAGAAATGGTACATGGCAATTTCAAATGAACGGCGTACAAGGAAATATTAATGTACGCTGGTATGTGTTTAGCAACTATGTAGCTATGACACAGCCATATGATATTGCATATTACAATGCAGCAGGTGAGCAAACCTGGAATGGTTCTTCAAGGCCGCTACAGATGTTTAGACGTACTGTAACGTTTGCACAGGCAGTAAGTGGTGCAGTAGTCCTAGATGCAGGACAACCAGTAGCTGTTATACCTACATTCTCTGGTGACGATAATATAGGTAGTGGGGGATTACAACTAATGTCAGTTTTTTGTTTTAAAGCATTAGGTAATAGAATCTATTGCGATGAGAGTGTTACAAGGGAAGGTGTTGCAACTGGTTTATATGTTAATACTTACTTCTATATTAATACAACGTTGTATGATCTATAAAAGTACTAAATACTACTATAACAAAAACAACCGACCATAAGGAATATAATAAATGGAGTGGGCAGTATTAATACCAATTGTACTTTGTGTATTAGGATTATTAGGAGGATTCCTAAGGTTCTTGTATTTAACCGTACAGTCATATAATAAGAGAGTCGGAGATATTGAAGCAAAAGTATCCGTTTTAGAAACTAAAACAGAAGGTATTGTTAAAGATATTGATGAGTTGAAAGAACTGGTTAAGGAATTAACAGACATTAAAGTAGAGATTTCACATATTCGAGCTGTATTAGATATTATCGTAAAAAAAGGGACATAAAAGCCCCCTTTGTTATTTTAGAATTAAATCCATTGCTTTTACTCTATTTGGTGTTTGTTTATACCAGAGTGAATCACGTGCCTGTACTTTCATTTCAGTACGATCACCAATAGCCGCAGCCGCCAATAGTTTCTTGAATTTCTTCATCCCAACTAAACCAAGTTGGAATACCATAATGATTAGATACTCTTCAATATCAGGTGCAAATGTACCAAGTGCTTTTACACCAGTACGGGCAATTTCAATATCCTTATCTAGAAGGTTATTGGCTTCAGTTTCTGTTAATCCACAGCTAAAGTTTTCACCGGGTAGTACTAAGTGTCCGTGGCCGATTGTGTTTTTACCTAGTGAATCTTTATATACACGGAATGTACCATCACGGTAATAGCCTAACTTTGTCTGGTACGCTTTAGTACCTTCATATTCTTTTAATCTCTCTCTCAAATTCATAAATACCTCAGAATAATTAATATGAGGTATTTATGATGGTTATTAAGAGTTGGGAGATTCACGATCCCGAAATATGGGATATTACGGATGTAAATGATACTAGCTATGCCGCTTTTGTTTACCTAATTATATTCCCTGATGGTGATTACTATCTTGGAATGAAACAAATATATAAGGGCATAAAGGATATTAACGACCTAAAGACTACATCCAAAGAAGCAGACTGGATGAAATACTATTCAAGTTCTAAAACAGTACAGGCACGTATAGAAGAAGGTGAGGATTATAACAAGTACATACTCTGGTGTTTCCCTACAACCAATCAAGCCGCATTAATTGAAGCAATGTTGATTGGTACAGTTGGGATGAAGTGTAATTGTCTGAATAAAGCCATTATGACTAAATCACGATTACCTAAACCGGGTGAACGGGCAGGACTCTTTAAAACATTCCAGTACTTATACGAGAGATTATCATGAAGAATAAAGTAACAGGTATTGAAGGTGCAAAGAAGTACCTCAATAAAAGCGGTAAAGATTATAAGAATGAATTTAGCGATGAACTATTACACCGAGTTCGATCCCTAAGTAAAAAGATGCAAATGGAAATGAGTGTAGCCGCCGAAGGTGGAGTTGTACCGTTCACTAACAATTCTATGTTAGTCACATATTCTAAACGTGCTACGGGAATTAGTATTAACTTGATGGTTAAGGACATACAGACGGGGTACTTATACGATGTTGTAGTAAAACCTTCTAGTATTGATAAGTTCATTCCGACCAGTGCAGCCAAATTAACAATGCAAGGTAACATTACAGGTCTTAAAAGCAATTTGAAGTCTGGTAAATACAAAGTAGTGGAATCGCACGGTACTAAAAGAATTATTGATACACGTATTAAGAAATCTGATAAACGAGTGATTGCACTCAAAGATGAGAAAACACGTAAATTATTCTATGACTGGTATAAAGAAGGATACAAAGGAATAGATTTAATCATTACGCAAATCAAAGGACAATACACCATAGGAAATAATAAATCATGATTGAAAATCACTATGAAGGGAAAACACAAGAAATCCTAGTTAACAGTACTACGCCATTTATGAATAGTCTACCTTACCATAAATGCCTACTTACTAATAAACTAATCAAAAAAACATTGAAGCAATATCCTACCGAACACTTAATGAATATTGCATTTGAACAACCACAGACAATGAAAATTGGTGATTCTCTTACATGGACATTAGAAGATGTCGTACTAGATATTACGGTACTATCTAATAATAAGATTTTTGTGAAGGGTAATCACTACTATTTGGTTGTTGTCGCTATCAAAGAATAACGAGGAACATATGTTATTATCATTAATTGAACTTGCAAAAACTGCCTTTAGTTTTTTCGTGAAAACAAAAACTATCGAAAAGGAAGTAAAGGAAACCAATGTAGAGGGACAACTTGAAATCAATAAAATTGAAATTGAGAAGAACACTCTACATTGGCGTAATATCTTAGGAATGGTACTTACCCTTATCATCGCCTATAACTGGTTAATCGTCCCAGTACTAGACTATTTTGGAATCGTCGTGATCCAAGTACCTATGGGGCAACTCCTACAGGTACTTTTGATAATGGTTGGTGGAAGCTAATAGAAAGCCCCTTATGGTTTTTTTTTCATATCGTTAAGTACAGATTTTATGATTAGGTAAATAAGGAATACACCAATAATACCATAGCCCAACCGATCAGCGGTCTTTGCTTCACTATCAAATATTGAAACTGGTAGTGCTACTATTGCTACGGCAACGCCAGATAAAAACAATAAATCTAGTTTTTTACCTTTGAACGTAACAGGCTCGAAATATTTTCTAGTTATGGAGAAACCCGGTATTATGGTAAGTATTAAGGCAAGAATCCCAAATGAACCTAATGTTGTAAGATTAAAGTATTTCAATACTATTAAAATTAATGTTAATGAACCAACTACTAATATATATCTAGAAGCCAGATTTATAAATTCTAAACATGTTTTCATTTAATCCCCTTGTAAAGTTTATTTCTCACATTTCCATATAGTGTTTTGTACCCCAGAACCTTTTGGTAGGTGAGGGTTAGCATTTGCACTATGTGTGTAGACGGCTCGACTTTTGCCGTACTGTTTACATGCTTCATTTGCTGTTTTTTGCAGCGAATCTAATCCAAACCATCCATCTGATTGAAGGCTAACGGTATCACCATCATTGTATTGAACCATCGCACAACCAGATAGAAGCAAAGGTATCAGTACTAGAATTGCTTTCATTTTTTCCTTATTCATTAGCTGATGTTTTTGAAAAGGCTTTTTCATATCTTATTTCCAACATTTTATACATTTCGATAATTACTGCAAACTTATTTTCTACATCTTTCTTTGTAATTAAATAATATGCGGCACTATTGTCACGTCCATTATCGAATTCTCTCAAAAAATATTCATCTACTGTTCTACGTAGCTTTGTGCATTCTGTAATGTAATTCAGATATTCATCTTCCACATCACATTTCATATCCCATGATTTTAATCCGTGCAAATCTATTATTAATTCATTCAGTTTAACATCTAATTCTTTGCTTTCTCCTAATGCAGTAATCTTATCTTTTTCAAAAGATTCAAATTGAGATGTGTTTAGAAAGGATGTAATATAATAAGTTGAGCAGAAAAATTCCCATGTATTAGCAAGAGATATCGTCATTAAACTTGATTGGTGTAATTTCGTAAGGATTATTTCGGCATGTTGAAAACCTTTATCTTTTATCTTGTCTTTAGTCCAGTTTCTAACACTATATGCCGCATATATAACAGATATTGCAACTATGGAATCCATTATTGCAGATACAGTACTACTATCAAATCCATGAAGGAATAGCACATCACTATAGATTGGTATCAATGCCCCACCACATATACACATCACATGTGAGAATCGAATTTTAGTTATGTGGTTTTTTACCGTTATTTTTTCTAATAGTTCTCTTATCTTCACTTTCAT